GCTGCTGTTTGAGCCTGTTGTTGGCTATAGGAAGCAATTGTCCCTACACCAGCAACAACTGCCGTTGCAATACCAATGGTTATGGGTTCACACATAATTTTGCAAATTCGACGTAAGTAAGACGTTTTGGACCTACGGGCACATAGCACAAACGCTTAAACCCCAACATCTTCAAGAGCTTTCGGTGCATCTTGTTTCTGGGGTCCATAGTGTTGTGCAACATTGTGTAGTCTTGCCGTTGTAACCATTTCTTGGCTTCTTTAAAGAAGAGAATAGGTATTGTCTCCACAGCAGGTGTGGTGAGCATCCATACACGTCCTATACCGTCTCCTTCATCTACAACTCCTGCAAAGCCCGCAAGCTCATCATCAGGAGTGTAGAAAGAAACAGGATTATCAGTTACAGCAACACTCATTGCCAAGGCATAAAAAGGAGGGTGCCCTTGTCCCTCCAATTCTCGTTTGTCCTGCCATCGGAGTAGCTCTGAACTTTGCCAGGCCAACTCCATTGAGCAGGGTTTAATGTATTTAGATTGATTGAATTCCTCTGTTTGCATAAAGACCAAACCAAGTGGCAGCGATAAATGAAAGGGGAAAAGGTGTATTGCTAGTTAAGGTAATATCAGAATCAGTACCTTTACCATAGACAGGAATAACGTTGTCTATAATTTCAGGAATTGGGACTGTATTAGCTAAGTATTCGTTTGCAATAGTTTGGGGGAATGAATAGGTTTTGGTAGTTCTACCCTTGACGGCAACAGTGGCATCAAAGGGTCCTGAGTCAGTGCTTTGTATAACAACACGCTGAATACGAGGGATGTTGACTACATCAGATTGAACTGTCCCACCAGCCTGTGCGGCCCTTCGATAGAACCTAGGGATACCGACAGTCATTTGGTACTGGTATCCAAGGGTGATCTGATTAGAAGTTGTGCGGTCACCGGGGACCTCTACATAGTCATCAGAACCGTTATTACCGTGAGTAGGGTTGATATACAAAACACCACGCTCTGTAGCTGTGTCATCTACAACAACAACAGGCACCAATGTGGAGTCGTATAGCCCTGTAGGGAAGAAGACTCTAGTAGTGTCGTTTACATTGTTGTAAGCAACAGTAAGCGTGTTCTCGAACAAATCCATCCGGTATTCATAAGAGATACCATTTTGGTTTACAGCAGTGCCTTCTACATCTACCAGAACTGTGCAAGTAGAGAGACAAACACTATTCTCCTGTGCTGTGACAAAGTAATAGTTGTCATGATCAGTTGCTTGCAATAAACAATTGCCTGGCAACAACCAACGTATCCAAGACGCTAAGACTCGCTCATTACCATTGTTGAAGTATTTGAATACATATAATTCTTTTGGGTTCTGACTACCCAGCAGACTAACCATTGATGCAGAATTATTACTGATCATTGATTTGAGAGCACCAGGAACATAGTTAGGTGCTGTTCTTGATAGGTCTGCTTTTTGTGGTCTGTTATCAGCAGAAGTAACCAACATCTCTGTCACCGTGGAGAACCCTTGATTGGCATCCACATAGATAATTGATGTCCCTGTATCTACAGGTGAAATATTAGGGTTGATGGTGAGAGTGCTAAAGGATTTAAGCTGAGCACTACTAGGACCAAACGTATCGCCTTCTGCTGTAAGCATAAACTGCGAATGTTCAGAGAAGATCAACAAACCTAGTTGGTCTCCAATAGCAAAGCGTAAGTTGACTGGCCGCAGGGAACCAGACGAAAGGTCTACAGCATCTGCATCTGAAGTGGCTAAAGCAGAAACGCGGAAAAGATTGAAGAAACTACTTGGTTGTGAGCAGATAACATTAGTACCTGCAAGTAAAACAAGGCGATTTCTAAAAAAACTTAGACCTGTAATTTTGCTACCAACGAACGTAGGCATTGGATTGGATATATCATCACCTACACGGCGTTCAACCCAGTACAAGTCATCCCCGTCTTTATCCGCCTCATTTAAAGACCGGAACGTAAAGGTGCCATTGCTTTCACGAATGATCGCGTGTGGCATTGTATCAGGATCAAGCGTTGTAGTAATACCAGGCGCAACAGTCTCCTCCCAGCTACCAACACCTTTTGAGGCCGAACCATTAACAACAAATTTCACATAGTATTCATCGCCGTCTAGGTTCTCTAGATTTTGAATTTTAAGAACCATCCCATCAATACAGGATCCCGGAAGGTCTGCTACGTCACGGACAGTGGTTTTAAATGCTTCTATTGAAGTGGAGCTTAATCCGCCTTTAGCCTCAATGGAGAAGTCAGCATTATTTGTTCTAGTAATATGTATAACATTGCTGCTTTTGGTCTTTATGTAGGCACTAGGTAATGCCGAAGCAATACCATCTATGACAGACTTAATAGAAACGTTACCTGTAGCAGGGGTCGTATATGAGTATTCAGTACCATCTAAGGTAATAGTATATTTAGTATCATATCCAGCAATACGCAAGACAATGATAGCTTCGGGGTTGCGGGTAGGGCTAAGGGTTGCTGATGCTGCAACAGTCTTGCTTCTATTAAGGACAAAGTTATAGTCATTGATTTGTAGCATCTCGAAGTCAGCTTCAGAGACACTATTTACATAAGCTGTGGCTCCTGCACTCACTGCATTTACTGTTGCAGATACGCCTGTAAGAGCATTCCACATACGGAGAGTTCCATCAGGTGCGAACTGACCAATGAACTTTTCCTGAGAATCACGGAAGATAGAAAACCATCTGCCGTCAGCAGTTGCTCCAGTAAGACTAGAGACTAGCTTTAGACCTGGACGCTTAAGCAGTCCGTAGGTTGGATCTGGTAAGCAGTTATCAGCTTGTGTAACTTGGCCAGGTAGTTTAAGAGAGTCTGGTTGCTGTGAAACGCCACCCAACAAATTTGGGATGCGTTGGGAAACGGATACAGGCATTGTTTATCGCAGAAGGGATCTATAAGGCTGATAAGAGATGTAGTTATTTGTGCCATCGTGAAGACCAAACACGTTGGGCTTTGCTGTAGCTGTGTCGTACTCAATGCAGATAGTCCTAGTAGCTGACTCGTCTTGAGCAATAAGTTGTACTTGCTCTTCTGAGGTCACCAGACGGCTGGCATAAATACGTGAGGCTCTTGCTGTGATGTATTCCTTCATCGGTTGGGGACACTCAACAAAGGGAAAGTGCCAAACCACATCCGCATAGATAGTTTCTGTGAAGGTATAGGTATGATCTTTTTTGTTATAAAATTTTTTACCCCGTTCTACGATCAAGTCACGATCAGCACCGTGCTTGTAAAAGGACAAAGTAAAACTAATAAGGTTATCGGGGACACCAATCTGACCATTCTGTTGAATCGGGAATGGGTATTCCAGTTCGGTGTTGAAGTTCCACCCCTCTGCTAAAACGTTGCGCGTCGTCTCTTCCAAGATGGACTGTGCGGTGAAAACTTCAGGGTTATCGGTGTCGAGATTGACGACAGCCGCACCGCCGATGCAAGAAAGCATCTGGTTTACGGCATCTAGGACGGTTGTACGTGCAGACATTTAGGTTTCATATTTGCAAAGGTTGGTCGTCTCGGTCTGGAGACTAAAAAAGGGGGCCATAAGACCCCCCATAAAATCAGGTGTTACGGAAAGCACCTGCAACAGAGACGCGGACTGCGCCTGCGCCCATTGCAAGGCGTCCCACAACGAGGTCGCCCTGATACATGATGGAGACATCTCCACCAGAAGTTTGAACAGAAGGACCAATTGCTTCGACAGCAGCGGCAGCATCCCTGTGAAAAATCAATCCGCAAGAGTTGCTGAAGTCGGTGGTATCACCGTAGTCATTCTTCTCATTGGTAGTATCGGTGTTCTCGATAGCAGTACCAGTGGCCACACCATACTTTCCGAGGAAAGGAATGTTGTTGGACTTTTGAATTTTAATACCGGCGATCTCATAAAGACCGCTTCCAGAGTTCAAGTTACCTTGTGTATTACCAATATCCCTGTTAAGGATATTAGTGTCCACAGAGGAAATTAAACTATAATATTGACGGGGGCTAAGTACAGCTACGCGGCCTTCTTTAGGGGCTGAACGTTCATCTAATACAGCCGCTGCTTCAAAGAAACCGTCGACTAAAGATTGTGCATTGTACTCGTTATTTGCACCCAATGCAACAGTAAATCCACCGGGCTCACCTGTAACAGGAGCAGCGGCTACTGCTGCACGATCGAGCACACGGAAGATGCGACGATCATAATGTTCGGCCAAACTTTGCCCGATTTGACGAGCGATTGGACCGCGAATATCGTAGTGAGCAAGTACGCTATCAAGTTCGTAAACGAACGCTTGAGATACAAGTAGTTGGTCTACAGTGATGGTGGTTTCTGCTTGCTTAGGAGCACCATCTGTACCACTTCCATTACCGAGTAGTGGGGTTCCAGGAGTATGGAAACCCGCCGTCATGGTTCCGGTATGGATGAATTGGGCCTCTTTGCCGTTAGTCAGAGTACGGCTCTGAACAAGAGGCTTGGCGATTAGGGCTGTACGGAAGGATTCATACACTTCTCCAGTAAACAGCTTGAGTAGCAAGGCACGCGAATCGCTGCCTCCATTTGACGCGCCTGGACGCGTAAGATTCATGTTTGCCATGTTTATTTAAAAGTTAAAAAGTTGAATATGTGCTATGAAGATCTTCAATCAAAAAAAGTATTCAGTTGTCGAGTAATTACACCGAATGGGGTATCTCTTTCAAGGCCCAGATATATCGGGCTGGTTTTTTACAAGGTCCGAAGCTTCCTTAATAAGGTGAGGGGGGAATCGAACCCCCCCAAACTCAGCCAGAGCACCCTTTCGTAACCGACGCCTTTTCCGAGACGATTACATGAGATCCCCAGATCGCGCGAGTTTGTCTTGAACGTCGAGTCTGTATGCGGGATCGTCGCGGTAACGAGAGTCAGAGATAGCCCGAGCCAATTCGGCTTGACTACGGAAACCGGGTTCAGGACGTGGAGCCCTTACACCAGAAACCTGCTTACCCTCGTAACCATTGGACTCGACGTATTTCGATCTAAGTCCCTGTACTGCCCAATATATGGCGTCAGGGTTCCCACTGGAAACCACAGCGTCATAAGCCGCAATCTCATCAGGAGCTAAGGCCTCACTGGCCCAGCTGACCATTGTTTCGTATTGGTCATTCCCACCAACAGAGCCCATGATGCGGTCCACATCCTCTTGAGGGATGGCACCTGCGGGCTCTTCTGGTTTAGAGCTATTGACATATTCCACCCAATTCTGAATCAGATCTTTGCTGTCCAGTTGGGAGAGCTTCTCTAGGGTTTCCTCAGATAGCTTGCCACCCTCCTCATACTCCTGAGAAGCGGCCTCAAGCGTCTGATAGGTCTCTGTTGGCTCCTGATCGGTTTCGGTCTCTTCAGAGTCTTCCTGCTGCTCTTCAGCAACAGGCTCCGCTTCAGATTCCTCGGTGCGTTCCCCAAGCTTTTTCTGAAGTTCCAAGTAAGCCTTTTCAAGCTCCTCAGCAGATTTGTATTTACCGGCATAGTTGGCCTCTGTATCAAGAGCCTTTTGATCTGAATCAAACTTTTCTTGAGCAGCTGCCTCCTGTTTGGCAATTACTTCTTCGCCAATTTGCAACGCTCGCTTTTCAGCTTCTACACGCGCTGCTTCAGCGGTTTCATCTTGGGGATTAAATGTAGTAGTGGTCATCAGTGGACAGTGATTTTAACGGTGTTGAGATTTGCAGCGGTGACACGACCCGCATTGGGTTGGCCAACACGAGATGCACCAATACTTGGTCGAATCTTTTGAGTAGGTGCGTATTTGTTTTGAGGCTTAGATGCCTGCTTCGGGGTTTCCTTCCTCGACGGGGATTGCTTCTTCTGCTCCGCCATTCATTTGCTCCATAAGTGCTGGGTTTTTGTCTGGGTCAGCCAGGGGTGACTTAGCGAGTTGGCCTGCTTGCTGCAGAAGTGCCTGCTGCTGAGCTTCCTGCTGTGCTTGCTGTTGCTCCTGCTGTTTCTGCTCAGGAGTCTTCACAAGACCCAAGTAATCAATTCCTGCTGATGCTGCGAGGCGTTTAATCGCTTCATCAGGATTCAAGTTTGCAAGCATTGCCTCAGGCCCAAGGGTCTGTGACAGGGTTTGCATAAACATCATCAATGCTTCACGATCTTGGCCGCGACCCACGCCTTCAAGACCAGCAACAACTGTCGGGAAGACAGCTGGCTTGCCATTGATCTTGGGGAGCTGTGGCAGCATCCGTTGACGTTGAAGAACTAACAGCTTTCTATTAATAAAAGGTTCAAGCAGTTCTGTAGTAAGAGAGGCGTAGATTCCTCCCAACATCTCATCCAGAGCCTGTTGAGTAAATCTGATCTCTTCAGCGGTTGTGCGCTCAGAATCTCTAGGCGTAAATACAAGGAAAGCTTCACTTAGACGTTGGGTCAAAGTTTGAACCATGTCATAAGCTGTTTTAAAATCTCCCTGCTTACCAACACTCACCACACCAATATCATCTGGTCGGCCTTGGATAATAGCTCCATTACCAGCCTGCGCTAATTGATTAGGTTTAGTGGTAGCACTAGGTGATACTGTGAAAACAACTTTTGCACTCGCTGCTGCACCTTCGACTAGGCTCTGCATAAGAGCATCTAGGCTTTGAAGATCAGCACGATATTCAGAAATTCTGCTGCGACCGTAGTCTTCTCCATCGACAACATTAAACCTCAGACTAAGCCAAGGGTTTGCTGTTTTGGGTGCTGAGGACTGAGAGCCTTCAAGGATCTGTCCATCAACTTCCTGATACCATTTCCATTGACCGTCTATAAGTTTGACACAGGTATAGACAGCAACTTCATTGCTACTGGGATCAATCTTTAGGTCAGAGGGTATACCTCCACCAGGCTCACCTACATGATTTGCAGGTTGTATGCCATTACTCTTAGGCTCATAATCAGGCATTGTGTCGGCATCTACAGCCTCCACAGTGATGATCTTGGTAACTTGGCCATCGCCATCCCTACGGATAACAAAGCGATCCAGAGGGTAAAGCTTTAGACCTTTCTTACCCATAAAGACTAAGACGTTGCCAGAAACAACTAGGTGTTTCATAGCTTGGTGAAGAAGGACGCGATCAGCCTTTTCGGCCACGTCCTGCATCACAACACGTTCCATCTTTGACAGGACAAGATCAATTTCTGATCTAGCTTGTGCATCAATATTTGGATCTTGTGAGAGTGCCCCGTCAGCAATTTGTAACTTAAAAAATTTTGCATTGACAGGGAACAAACTCAACATTAAGCGCGAAGCCATAACGTTAACGCCTTTTGCTCCGACTGATTGCCAAGGTGTATGTAATTTGTTCCCACCTGAGTGGCCGCTAGGCGGCATCAGATACGGGACACTTAACTTGGCACATTCTCTTGCGTCGTCCAGGAACTGAGTCCTGTTAGCTGACAGCCTGGCGTATTCGGCTGCTACTGTTTTTTCCATTAATTAATACTTCTTGATTTGTGCAATATTTAGGCCATTGCCTGAACCAGCTGCAGCAGAACTACCAATACCTAGATTTTTAATGCCAAGGGAAGTCAATGGGTTAGTCAACTGCTTAGTCCCAAGACGTGCTTTTTTCTTGGACTTTTGCATTTGTTTATTTTTTTGCACAGTACCCGTGTCAACTGCTTCCATTGAGCGTCCACGGTTACGAGCTTTTTCTGCATCAAGTTTGGCCGCTGCTTCTGCCTCTTGTTGAGCTTTAAGTTGAGCAGCTAGTTGTGCCTCTTGCGCTTTACGCTGTGCAGCCATCTGTTGTGCTTGTTCAGCAGCCCTTGCATCAGCAGCAGCCTGCTGTTGTTGATAACGTCGATCAGCATCTGCGCGAGTAATACGGAATTGCTCAGCTTGCCTAGCAGCAGCTGTAGCAGCATCTGCACGTTGTTGAGCTAGTTGTTGATCGAATCTTTTTTGTTGCTCACGTTGAGCCTTTTCTTGACGTTCACGCTCTTTTCTTTTTTCTTTTTTTGAAGGCCCACCGCCTCCACTACCACCACACATAGTCTTACTCCTTAAGTTTTGTCGAGTTTTGCTTTTAAAAGGCGAACAACAGAGAGCTGACCAGCTTTATAGGCAAGCTCTCTTGGATCTGTTAGATAATCAGGGTAGACATCAGGAAACAGTGAATCCAGTTCAGCCACGACGCCCTGAAGGGTCCCTGATGAAAGGGACGCCAGGCCGAGATCTTCGGTGATAATCATTACTTTGGTTTTGATTCAGCAAAAAGACATTTATCAGAATCACAGGCTGCGGGACCTTGACCATCTCCAAGCTGGGATCCAAAAGATTCCATAGCAAGAGAGAAGTCACTGGTAATACGGCGAGACACTACTTCCGATTGCATCTCATCAAACTGTGCTTTTGTAATGGGTTCAAACGGCAGACGTGGGAATGTTTCGTTTGCGTCAAAACGAGCCAACAATGCTGCAGAGATATAACCACCGTCTGTAGTAATAGATTCGTGAATCAATTTAGACAGAGATTCAATCTCATTCTCACGAAACTCCAGCGTTGCTGAAGTGTTATGAGTGGTGTAATAGGTCTGAACTTGCATATAAAATTTGTATTGAGCTTCAACACTGAAAGCATTGATGTCAATAGCGTCACATCCAGGCATATTTGCCCAGGATGTTTCGGTAGGAATTTCGACCAACCATTCAGTACATCGTGGATCACGAGGATCCTCTAGTAATGCTCCGGTTTCATCTCGATCAGATTGAGAAGGAATAATCTTGTAACCATAAGCTTCACAAGCCAAAGCAACAGGATCGTTTTTCCCAAAGGTAATACGACGGATAAACCGAGCAGCTTTTGGGGGATGCCAGCCAGGAGAAGCACCTGTCAATAAAGACTTAGTACCCGCCGGCTGAACAGTTGTCGTTCTGTTAGGAACTCGAAGACTATGTTTACGACAATAGTCCTCAACAGTTTCCTCAACAATATCCTTCCAATAACTAAGGAATTCCTGCTCTTGAGAAGAAAAGATAATTCCAATAGGAGTGTCAGGACGGCCAAGTTCCCACCATTTTAACCACTCATTACCAAAAGCCATTACAAAGAAATCGAATAGACCTGTAAAGCTGACGCCAACAATTGGATCAACTCTTCGGCTATACCGATAACGCTCCACTACAAAATCATGATGGAGAAGCGAGGCAGCTGCAATTCCTGCCGCACGAAAAGCCCGCTTTTGTGCCTCATGATCATTAGGATCTAAAGTGTTGAGATGTACTTCAGAAAGATTGCAATGAAAGTCTTTACCAAGAATTTCACCACAGGGGTTTAGCCCATATCGACCCATACGGTGGTCGAGTTCTTGCTTACTAATCAGTGTGTCTAGCTTCCAAAGATAGTTACGAGCCAAAGACTCATCCTGTTCGTAAGCTTTAAGAAATTCTTTTTTGCGATTAGCAGTATCCAGAAGATCAGTATTAGAACGAGCAATAGCTTCTGGTGCGTATTGAATGGCACCTTCACCACTCCAGAATTGCTTACGCACAGAGTCTTCTACATCCTTATATGTAGGTTTGTGATGAAAGACTCTGGTGTGATTAGCCATACGCAAAGCATCCCTTTCAGGATCAATGCGCCATTTCCCGTCCTCACCCTGTTGCCAGAGATTGTCCTTTGCTACAGCTGCTAGTTCATCATTGCTAATGAACTGACGCATCCCAGCACTACGCCGGACATTTCCAGCGACAACGGCAAGGGATGATTCGTCAAGCAATAGGCAGCATTCGACAGAGGTAAGTTTACGCCCGTATGCTTTTTGGAGAATCTCTCCTGCACGGCGGTAAAAATGGGCGAGTTTAACGGGATTAGAAACACCACCAAATCCTTGAATTGGAGTATTGGCGGGGCGAACATGTGAAAGATCAATAACAACTTTGCTAATGTCTTCTTTCCCAGTTGCAATTCTAAGAAGAAGTAGGAAGGCGTTTACCCAACCTTCCCTAGAGTCGCCAACAATAATTGTCGCGCATTTCTCCTCGTTAATGTGCAGCCCTGTGTTCTCATTACGCGCCCCTTTAAATTCACCTATGTTGTCCAAGACCTCAAACTCAAAGCTACAACTAACTTTTGGGAGTTTAGAAATACAGCGCGGCTCAATAATAGCCCCGGTTCCAGAGCCCATCATCAGCAAAGCCATCTGCAAAGAAAATGACTCAAGATCATTCAGATCTGTAGAAGTGCAGTTATAAGCGCCAGAAAAGTTTTGAGGTTGTTGAATCCATTTTGTGCCACCTACCCACAACCAACGTCCAGAGGGTAATGAGTGCAGCTGCTCCATTTGTTGTTGGACAAGTGCAGACTCATCAGTGGTAAGCCGTCCTACTTGATTAAGACCGTCTACACAACGGGAAACAACATCACCCCAATGTTCTTTTTGATCACCTTTACGGCGACTGTAGGTACGATAGAAAACAGGATTAGCTGAGGGTGCATTAACAGGAAAGTTACTTTTGGTCATTGAAAAGCTGCTTGTGAAATAGTGGGGAATTGGTCATACATAAGTTGTTTAATATTATTAGCTATTGTTCTATGCTCTAGTTGAGTTGAGGGATCACATCGAAGATCGCAATAATGAATCCAAGACCTAATATTGCCGTGCATATAAAGAACAGAAGGCGAAGCAAGAGGAAGAATATTTCTTGCACATTCTTTAGCGACACCAGCTTCTAACATATAGTTATAAAGACTAGAAGCTTGCTGAAATAGAACCAGGGTTTTAAGTTGTATTTCTTGCAGAAAGAACTCATTGAGATCATCGTGGGAATTCTGCCTGTTCTTATGATCTTGCCGACGAAAAGCAGGCACTTCAGGGGTGTCGGGAACAACCGCATATCTTTGCGAGTATTCCTGAAACGAGAAAGATCTATGCCTAAGCAACTGCGGGCTTATTGCCCTAGTACACTCAATGCGTACACACATAGAGGCCATTTCAAAAGGCGACCAATGTTTGTGCTTAATTAAGTATTTAAGAAGCTTAGTGCCGTCTAACTTTGCTGCTTGATTAGCAGGGTTAGAAACACGAGCCATATCAACAATTAGATCTTCTGCATTTTGGGTGCAATGGACTAGCGATACCTTGCTCATACCAAATCTTCTAATGATGGTGGTTGATAGTTTTTAGATTTGAGAACCTTTCCTTCTGCATCTTTGACAGGGTGTCTATTTTCGAGCTTGCTCATATTGCTTGCGTGAACACGATCTAGAGCCACATCTAAATCCCAGCCAAAGGCCGCAGCTAATTGGTAACAGACATAGCCAACATCAGCTAATTCTTTAAGACAATCAGCTCGCAGTTTTGCTTCGCCCATACTGAAGGCCATCAGGCGCGTAGCCTCCATTAGCTCTTCAGTTTCTTCAGCGATCAAACGTGTTTGCAAGGCTAGGGTCTTTTGACTCATAGTCGAAATAGGCTGCGTCATACAGGTCCTGAATTCGATCGCTTGTTGTGTGTGGTTCATTTTCTATGATTTGAATTAGCTTGTTTAAGTAAACGCTCGCCTTGCGAAGATCGTCTAGCTCTGATTCACCAGGCTTTGACCCAGCACGAATGAGATACTTGAGAACATTGCCTTTGAAATAACAGAGGTCGTTTTGATGGATGTAATCCCAAACCTCGATACCCTTAGTTTTGTAGTGTTGCGGATTTTGTTTGGTCATCGAAAGCGTTGCCTAAAAAAGAACCATTTGAATCGAAGTTTCCAGAAAAACATAATTGTGTTAATCCATTGAAGCTTCATCTGGAGATATAAATAAGAAGGGATATTTTTATCGACAATGCCGATAGCTAAAACAATTACACAGAAATATAAAACGTAGTTATTCATCAGGTGTAAATAGAATGGGTTTACGAGCCTTGGCATCCCAGTCCTTAGAACTAAGAATGGTTGCTAAGCGGATATTAGTAATGACCTCTTGGTCAGTTAGACCAGCTTCGATGTAAGCAGCTTTGACGGCTTTGTAATAGTTACCGTCTTTTACTTTACTAAGAATAGCTTCTGCTTTTTTAGGGCCGCATCCGATAAGCCCTTTGTAGCCATCGGTGGCATCGCCGGTTAAAGCTTGCATCCACCGCTTAATAGTGGCAGCTTCCTGAGTTTGAGTGAACTCTTCCTTGCCGTTCCAAATCCTGCAAGCAAACTGCTGAAGGTCTTTGTCAGGACTACATAAGACAAAGTTAGAGTGACGGCCAGAAGTAGCTGCAATACCTAAGGTGTCGTCAGCTTCAAGGCCTTCTATCTCAACAAAGTTGTAGTTTTGCTTTGTCCAGTTTTTTAGCTTGGAGTAACCACAAGGCTTACGCTTAGTCCTATTACCTTTGTAAGAAGGACACACTTCCTTTCTGAAGTTAGTAGTGCTAGTAAAATGTAACTCTACATAAGTAGTATCGAACCGAGTCATCAGATCGTCTAGGAACTGCTTGACCATTCGTTTACCTTTTTTGAAGTCACCAATAATCACCGTTGTGTCAGGGTCATACTCCAATTCTTCTTCAGCAATAGTTGCTGATTTATAGCAAATGGGATCGGCATCAATGAGAAGTGTAGGTTGTAGTAGCATTAGTTAAATACTTCCAAGCTTTGTAGATAATGTTTGGGTTGTCATCAAATTTCCCCATTCCAAGGTTGCAGTCATTGCAGATGTAACCTCGAAATGTATTGGATGTGTGACTGTGGTCTAAAACCCATTTGACCGTGTGCTTACCGCAGACAGGGCACGGACCAGGGGCAGGTTTTGGGTAAGTTTTTTTGAGTCGATTGCGTAGGCTTGCCATCTCGGATTCACAAGATTTACAAGTGTTACGCCTACCCGAACTACCAACAACTGAGAACAGACTGAACTCAGCAATAGCTTTTACTTCACCGCATTTCCTACATTGTTTAGTGAGTGTCTCCCCAGTTACTTCCTGTCTGCACATCGCAGTCAAGGGGAACTCTAAATTTAGTTGTATGCTCGACATCTTTCATAGCCATCATTATTAATGAGGTCGCCATAGGTACGTCGTTTTGATCAACGCTTATCTGCATCTCGTCGTGTACGAATGCTAAAGGCCAGTAATCAATCTCAGCTTCTGTAAGTAACTCATTCGAGCGAACAAGCCAAGCCTTACAAATGCAGGCTCCCGCCCCCTGCAAAAGGGTGTTTAGTGCCGCAAAAGGTTTACGAACTTTGAGGGGGCGACCATCCAGCCCTCGTAAATACCCTGATTCAGCCTTCTTCTGCACAGCATCAACTAAGTCTTTAAAACCATCGATGCCTGTAAGAAGTTTCTCTTTTAATTCAGCACCACGTTTGGCTGCATCTTGTTTGGATGCACCAGCAACTAACCCTAATTTGAGTGAGCCGCTTCCATATAGCAGCGCATAAGTAATACTTTTCTGGACCTTCCTAGAAACGCCCGCTATATCCGCCATACGCTGGTGGATGTCACCTTCGACAACTTCTTTGCCAAAGTCTGTATTACCAAACCCTGCCAAGAAATGCGATAAGCACCTTAACTCCAGCGATGAAGCATCGGCTCCTAATTGAACACGATGTGGCCCAGGATAAAACAATTCACGGTACTCATGACCAGAATTAACTTGAGCAATGTTTGGACGAACATGACAATTTCTACCGGTTACAGTATTTAAAAAGCAGGAATGATGGATGCGTCCGTCTTGCTCCACAAGCTTCAACCAGGCGTTGTTCCCTTCACTGACTTGGCCTAAGCCTTTTTGCAATTCAAGGATCCGAGCAAACTTAAGCGCCTCTTCGGTGCCGATGCCCTTCAAGACCGTTTCATCGATCTTGGCTTTACCTGTTTCAGTTTTCTCTAGAGGCGTCCATCCACGCATCGTGGTGAACATGTATGCGATGTGTTCCCGACTGGTGGGATTGAAATCCTTCACCCTTGTCATTGGAGCATTAGCCACATAACCCAGCGTTTTGTTATCACGCTTAGGAGTGAACTCAATACCAGGCACAAAGCAGATCTTGGATCGCATCTCCTGATCTAAGGCCTCAAGCTCTAGCCGTAACTTGCTTTCAAGCTGCTGAGCTTTCTTGACATCAAAAGGAAAACCCTCTTGCTCTTGCCAAGTCATAATCTTGGCGCAAGCATGTTCAAGATCAATGGCTTGCTGATACTTGACGATCTTTGGGGCAAACATCTCCACCAAGGGAAGGTTTGCTTTTACATCACCAACGCAATACTT